ACCAGACCAACATAGACAACGGTTAGGTATTTTCATAGCCTCTATCTTTGCATTTACATTAGGATTTATTTTCTTTGAATTACAACAAGAACAAAAACTTGATAGTGAATGGAAAGAATTAATTCTTGTTTTAATTGGAGCCCTTATTGGTAACTTTGGAAAAGTAGTTGATTTTTGGTTTCATCACAAACAAGACCAAACCAATCAAAACCAAGAATAATGCCATTACCTTGTCCGGGATGTAGACAACCACTTGGAATAGACCTTAACTTTATTGTAAAAAATCCTATATCGGTATGTCCACATTGTGGAGTAATTATGAATTTTACTACCGATAGTAATGTAGTGGCTGATTACAAAAGGGCTTTGTCTGATATTGAATCTATCAAAACAAAATATAAAGGCGTAGCTAAATTTGGTTCAAAAACTTAACAATTTCTTAACATTAGAAATTTGCCAGTTCAAAAAAAATGATTATCTTTACTATGTAATAATGAGAAAGATGAATGCTAGACAAATTGCTTTGAAAGATATTGGTAAAATGGTTAATCAAATGAGAAATGAAGAACGACATCATTATCATAACAATCAACAAATTTACACCATTAACATTCACGGACCACGAGGTGGTCAGTATGATTATCAATGTTACGAAACCTACATCTTTCCAGCTTATAAGTTGAATACCAAAGAAAACCGCCGACTGAATCGTGAATTGGGTATTTAAAAATGACCTTGTAGCTCAGCTGGTAGAGCAATACACTTTTAATGTATGGGTCATGGGTTCAAATCCCATCGGGGTCACAAACAAATTAAAAAGAAATGAAAACATTTAAAGATTTAGAATTTAAAAATCACCCAATGGGCCAAGGTGTTCAAGCCCTCATCTACTTTGATAATGGTTATGGAGCATCCGTAGTTAGAAGTGAACACACTTATGGTGGTAGCGATGGGTTGTATGAATTGGCTGTGCTTAAAAATGGAAATATTACATACGATACCCCTATTACTGCAGTAATAGGATATTTAACTGAAGAAAAGGTAACCGATTACCTTGGTCAAATTCAAGAGTTATGAAAACGATAAACAAAAATAGTAAATTCTATATTCCACCACTAAAACCAACCCTCAAAGAAAGGTTGGAGAATTTGAAATACACTATCCTATTTTGGAAAGGTCGTAAGATGACGTATATCACCACTCGTAATTTAGAGTGGAGTGATTTACGCTACATCTTTTTTCCAACCAAAGGGGACAGGTATGGATATTTAGGAATCACATTCTATAACGATAGTGAATTCAATAAAGTTCTCCTTCCGCTTGTATTAGCAATGGATTATGAAGCTAAACCTTGGTGGTGTCCAAGATGGTTTCTACGATTTCTCCATATCTTTGGAAACGATAAATCAATAGTTCGTGTTCGTAATTGGACATTATCTAATCTACACCGAAAATTAACCAAGGGTATCCAATTTTGGGATTGGAAAACTAAATGGTCACATTACGATTTACGAATCTCTATTTCAGCACCCCAACATCTACAAGACCTTGCAAGTTGGATTGAGGATGGATTTTACAAAAAGGGATATCAAAATGAACTAATTGAACGAATCAAAAAGATTGACCCAAACGCTAACACAAATATTATTAGTGTAGACTATTTAGAAAAACAATTAGAGGATTTAGAAAATGGTAAAACGGAAGAGTAAACAACAAAAAAGAGAACTATTTGTTGAAGATACAATCAACAAAATGTTTGAGATTGCAGGACACTTGGTTACTTACCAAGATATTAAAGATAGAAAGGATGATTGGTTTACTCAATGGACTATGACTGAAGCTCAGAATGATGAGTGGAAACAGTGGGGTATCCAAGAAATCCGTAAACGATTCCGATACAGTAAGGAATGGGCAAAAAAAGAGATGAATATGATTTCCCTAATGTGGGGATTGAAATTTAGTGATTTTAAAATTTAATTAAAATGGCACTTGGTATTATAGTTGTAGTGTTATTATGGGCTATCCTAAAACAACTACAACGAAATGAAAAAAATTAATATGAAAACTTTATTGTTGGGAGACACCCACGGAAGAAATCTTTGGAAAGAAATTATCAAAAAAGAAACCCCTGATAGGGTTGTTTTTATTGGTGATTACTTTGACTCATTTGATATTACAGGTGTAGAGCAAATCAAAAACTTTAAGGACATTATTGAGTTCAAAGAAGCAGCTCGCATACCGGTGGTAATGTTGATTGGTAATCACGACCACCACTATTTGTCTAATGAAACATATTCAGGATTCCAACCCGCTCTAAAATGGGACATCCAAGATTTACTTATCAAGAATATGCACCACCTACAAGTTGGATATCAATTTGATGATATACTTTGTAGTCACGCTGGGTTCAGTCCTACTTGGTTGGATGATACCTTTGGTTGGGATGGTTGGAATAAAAGTAATTTCGTTGAACTAACAAACGAATTATACAAGAATAGATTACACGCTTTTAACTTTTCTCATATGGGGTACGACCCATACGGAAATCATCCATCACAAGGACCGATGTGGATTAGACCTGCTGCGTTGATGTCTTCCAACAAAGGAGACAATGGGTTAAAGAAGAAATTTATTCAAGTAGTAGGACACACTCAAGTAAAGAATATCTTTGACTCCCTAACCGCAAGTGAAAAGTCAATGGGTGGTAGATACTTACTGATTGATGCATTGCCGAGTGGTGGGTATGTAATTTATGAAGATAAAAAATTTGTTGCAAAGCAGATTTAAAGGCTTGTTTTATTGAAATAAATTTTGTATATTAGGGCTATGAAAATTAAACATATAAAATTTGAGCGATTTAATCAATGGGGTCAAATCTATCCCATTCCTACAATTCGTATCACCCACGATTTAAAATTGTATGGATGGTACACCATTGAATTTATTTGGTTTAATAGAGGATTATCTTTAAATATTTTTATATGAAGCAAAAATTTAAAATTTTAAAATACCAAGAAACCCAAAGTGGTACAATAGTAGGGAATTATGTAAATGATTCCGAAGGTATTGCTGTGGAATGGGATAATAAAGAAGATGCAGAACGAATTGCACAATTATTTCAACAAAACTCCACCCACGGATGTCTTTACAAGGTTATTGATATGTAAATGGTTAGCACCTGCTGACAATTTAAAAAATTGATTATGAACAAAATCTCCGAATCCCACCTCCGCTCATTAGGTTTTCAGAAAGAGGTAGTCCCTATTGAAGAAAGTGGTAGTGAAGTAGAATTCTACTACTATTCATTAGATGTAAACTACCTTACCTTAATTACCGATGGTGATGATGAAATTATAGACAATCAATGGTCAGTCCATATTATGGAAAGTGGATTAGAAAAAATCTACGACTTGGATGATTTGGTAAAATTGATACATCTACTAAAAAAATACGAAATCAAATGATGTTTGTAGATGGATACGACTCCGCAATCCTTGGAATGGATACGGAATACCAAAGAGTAGTATACTCTAAATCAAAAATGGTTGATGTTTTGATTGAAGATGGATTATCTGAATTTCATGCGTTAGAATGGTTAGAATACAATGTGTGGAATACTTATGTAGGAGAAAGAACTCCAATCTTTCTACACGAGTTAACCAAAGAAGATATCCACGAATGGGTTGATAGAGATGAAGAAATTATTTAAGTTTCTCACTTTCTTGGAAAGAGAACGAATCAAAATTATGATTCATTGTGGTAGACCAACATCTATCTAACCCCTTTAAGTCATCAAGCGATAAAGCAGACAGGCAAAACGGGCAAAACGGGCAAAACGGGCGGAATGGCAAATTCCTTTACACACACCAAAAATTAAAAAAAGACACACGATGATTACAAATGGAATTTCGGGCCCTTCAACAAAAGCAATAACACATAAAGAAAAAAGTGTTTTGAAAAAAGAATTGGATTTTATCAAATCCCAATATGGGGAGTTTATTTATGACATTCCACTACCTGAAGGGATTTGGACAAATGGGGCGTTAAACATCCCCCATACACGATTAAAGAGAATCTTACAAGTAGTATCTGATTTATCCAAAAAACCTCTGAACAAAATTCGTGTTTTAGATTTGGGTTCTTTAGATGGACAATTCTCTTTGGAGTTTGCATATCACCAATCTAATGTAGTTGGAGTTGAAGTCCGACACGCGAATGTAATGAAGTCTGAATTTTGTAAACGAACTTTGGAACTTCGTAGTGTAACTTTCTTGGAAGAAGATGCGAGAAATATTTCTTTAGAACAACACGGAAGATTTGATGTTATTATTTGTAGTGGGTTATTGTATCACTTAACTGCAACGGACTCAATTGAGTTGATAAAGAAAATGTATCAGATGACTGAAAACCTTTTGGTTTTAGATACACATATTAGTTTACAACCTCAATTAGAATTTCCATATGAGGGAAGTTCATACTTTGGTAACCTACATAAAGAACACGGTGAAGATGAATCGCAGGACATCAAAGAAACACGAATTCTTGCGTCTTGGGATAATCCACATAGTTTTTGGTTTACACGACCATCGTTGGTAAATATACTAAACAAAACAGGATTTACATCCGTATACGAAGCGTTCACACCCGCACATAAAAATTATGGAAATGATGGGTTTGAACACGAGGACCGCTGTACTTTTGTGGCTGTGAAAGGTAATGAACAACATCTATTTACCTCACCATCTGCAAATGATACAAATGAATTTTTTGATGAATCACAACTCCAATATAAAATTAAATGAAGCCTCTATTTCAATTAGTAGATTATGTAGTTCCCATCGGAACAAAAAGTGTAAAAACTATTCAAGAAATTGAATTCTATGAAGAGCTTAACGAATATGTATATTATACAACGGATGGACTATCTTTTGGTGGAAATCAGTTAGAACCAATGGAACTCGTTTATAAAAGGGAATATGAAATGACTTGCGAATCTCAAATTGAAGAAATCTTAATGGAGTCTCATTCTTATGGATTGAGACACGAAGTTATGGAAACTGCAAGAGAAATTATGAGTAGTAACCATAAAATTGATAGGTTAACCGCATACGAGTTAGCGTATAGAGAATGGGTTAAATAATTTATTTATGTATTGTTTTTATTATATCAAGAACGACCAAAACAAAGAACCACTTGGAAAGGTGGTATCTATATCACGACTCAAAGCAGCACAATCATTTGCTGAAAGAAAACAACTACCATTGAAGAATTTCTTAAAGTTGTTTTCAGTAGAAAAGAAAAACCCATTTTTATTATAAAACACAAGGCAATGCTTTTTGGAAGAGAACATATCACAAAAGAATCACTTGATATATTAAAAAACATCACTCAAGAAATTGATGGTGATATGTCTTACAACTATCCATTGGGTGATATTCAAAATAAAATTTTACATCATCACAATCACATACTTTACGACATTCGTAGTTTGTTGGGTAATGAAGAAAAAGTATATCTTGAATTAGGAACTTATGCAGGTGGTTCATCTGCATTGTTGTCATCCCACCCATATCCAACCAAAGTATATGGAGTTGATATATGTGAAGTTTTTTATGGAGACGTAGTTTATGATACTGTGAATCGGTTTATAAAACCACATAACTCTTTTAAATTTTATGAGGGTAATTGTCAAAACAAAGAATTTATTCAAAAACTAAAATCAGAAATACCAAAAGTTGATTTATTATATATTGATGCAGGACATTGGTTTTTTGATGTATTGCATGATTTTGAAAACTTTGTTGATTTTGTAAATCCGGGCGGTTATATTGTATTTGATGACTATGAAGACATTTGGTCATCAACCGGAGTTTGTTATGCTGTTGATTATTTAGTGGCTAACAAAATGAAAGATGGGTTTGAAATAGTAGGTTCATTGCCAAATATACAAAACGCAAGACCCGCCATTATGTTGAATTCAAATTTGTTTGTAGTAAAGAAATTATAATTCTTGTATAATTCAAATTTATTTTGTATATTTGTAAAATGATTAACCTAATATCACTATATTTGATTGTTGGATTCATCCATATGTTTTTGATTAATTTTATCACAAATAGAATTACAAAACTTGGTGGTAAGATTGAATACCCACACTCGGAACGAATTATGGTTATTTTAATATGGCCTATCTTGGGATTTATTTTTTGGTATAATTTTTTTAAAACTTTATTAGATAAAAAATGAAAGCAACATTAGAATTTAACTTGCCTGAAGAATCACACGAGTTCCAAATGGCAATTACTGGCGCAAAGATACATTCCGTATTATGGGAAATGGACCAGTGGTTGAGAGCACAATACAAGTATATGTCGGATAATGAGTACAGTGCGGACAAGTATGATACTTATGAAAAGTGTAGACAACAACTCAATCAATTTATGCGAGACAATAGTGTAAGTTTCGACTGATGGATTTAAATACTGAACATCAAATAGAATTATTGGGTCTGATGAAACATTGGGTAGTTGCAACTCAAAATGATAAAACAAAGGACAATAACTATATGGTTGTTGGTAACGATTCGTTTGAACAACAATCATTAGGTAACCCATATGAATTAGTAGAAATGATAGAGGACCTTCGTAGTTTGTTGTATGAAAAAGATTATAAAGGGTTTGAGGCGTATATATCTCGCAAAGATAATGATGGTAGTCGTAAAGAATTTCGTTATTATTTAAATTTATTATTTGATGATATGATACGGCAAGTAAACATTCGTAATCAACGAAAGGATAGTAAATACAAAATGATGTATTTAACTTTTGTTGACTTTCTTGAAAAATTACCCAAGGCAAAATGAAAATAGATAAAGTATACATTATTACATTGGACCAGTCGGATGAAAATAGAAAGTCTATTTTAGAAAGATTGGTTTTTATGGGCGTACCAAACCCAACTACTTACATTATTTTTGATGGTGTCAATGGTCGTGAATTATTTTCTACTGAAGAGGGTCGTTCGGATTATGGAATTAAATTTTACGATGGTTGGAAATTAGATGATTCAAATGAATTTTGGAATCGTGGAGTCACATCTGGTGAAGCCGGTGGTATGTGTTCCCATATCAAAGTGTGGGAAGATGCATACAAAAATGGATATGAAAACATTTTGATACTTGAAGATGATTACAATCCAGAACAGCCATTTCCGTGGGATGTTTGTAATGAATTAGAAAATTATGAATACGATATTCTATTCCTATCACGAAAATTACAAGGTGGTCATTCTGATGTTGAAATTGGATTTGAGAATTTTGTAGTTCCTGGCTACTCATACCAAACGCACTCTTATGTAGTATCTAAATCCGGAATTAAAAAATTAGTAGAAACTCACCTACCAACCTTAAAACAAAACATAGTTGTGTCTGATGAGTTTTTGCCCGCTACATACACAACACACCCACGAGAAGATATTCGTAGTATGTATCAACGTAATATCAGCGCTCTGGCTTACAAACACAATATCATAACTCAATTACGATTTGAAGCTTTAGGTAATTCACTAACATCTCCTATTGTAGGAATAGACTATTAATTATGACTGAACAAGAACTCCATAAACTATTAGAAATTCAATACCTTAAAGGTAGATTGGATGAACTACACAAAGCGTTTCCAACAATAATTGACCTACATCGTTCACGAAAGTTGGACGCTCGTATTCAAAAGTATTATGATAAACTAAAACAAACTGATGAGATTGCATATCACTTGTATTTGGTAGAAAGACATAATCAACAAATGTCCAAAGAGAAATCTCAAAAACATATGAAAGAGTTATTAGAGTCAGTCATTCCACAATTGGGTGATATGGAACTGATAGATAAAATTAAAAAACAAATTGAAACTTATATCTAAATAAGTTTGGCAATACCAAGTTTATTTTATATATTTGTATCACAAAATGCCGATGTGGTGAAATAGGTAGACACAAGGGACTTAAAATCCCTCGCTCAGTAATGAGTGTGCCGGTTCGATCCCGGCCATCGGTACACGGAAACCCACATACAGTTCTTTGATTTATTGGTTTTTAAAAAATGCCCCGATAGCTCAGCTGAATAGAGCAACGCACTTCTAATGCGTAGGCCGCAGGTTTGAATCCTGCTCGGGGTACTAATGGGAGTGTCGCATAGTGGCTATTGCAGTTGACTGTAAATCAATCGTCTAACGACATCGGTGGTTCGAGTCCATCCACTCCCACCCCAGGCGTGCACAATCAACACCAAGGTTATCGTTGTCCTTTAACAACGAGTTAGGGAAGTAGCGCAGGTGGTAGCGCATCTGGTTTGGGACCAGAGGGTCGCAGGTTCGAATCCTGTCTTCCCTACAAAGGGTCTGTTAGTAGAGTTGGTTACAACGCTGGCCTGTCACGCCGGAGGTCACGGGTTCGAGTCCCGTACAGACCGCTTAATGGAGAGTATCCCCTCAAGCTTATACCTTGTAGAAAGGGTAACTGGTCACATAGGGGTTCAAGTCCCCCCTCTCCAACAAAAGCTCTTGTGGCGCAGTGGTAGCGCAGTTGACTGTTAATCAATTGGTCGTTGGTTCGAATCCATCCAAGAGCGCATGGTCCGTTAGTCTATCGGTTAGGACATATCCCTTTCACGGATAAAAGGCGGGTTCGATTCCCGCACGGACTACAAGTATTAAATTTGTGTTATATACTTATTCACACAATAAAGGAGGTTTGGCAGAGTTGGTCTATTGCGGCAGTCTTGAAAACTGTTGAACTGAAAGGTTCCGTAGGTTCGAATCCTACAGCCTCCGCTAAAAAAAGATTTGGCAATATGAAATTTATTTCGTATATTTGTCAAACAATTGCGGAAGAAGACTTAAAAGAAAGTCGCTTATCATCCAGATAAGAGGAGTTGGGGCAGTTCCAACCTTCCGCTCAAACAAGGAAATGTTCTTTGTCGTTTTTATGTTTAATAATTTAATCTAAAGTTTTACTATGAGAAAAATGATTGCAATGTTCGTTATCGCAGCTTCAGTTGCTGCCTGTAGCGAATCTACCGAAGAGGTAGTAGTTGAAGGAACATCTGTTGATACAACAGCCGTTCTTGATTCTACAAATTCTCAAGAATTGGAAGATGCTGCTTATGAAGTGGAAGCATCCGCTGAATAATATAAAGAGCTGAGTCTAGCCGATTGGGTTTTGGTGTTTGAACCCTAATCAATCACCACAAGCCTCCATAGCTCAGTTGGTAGAGCTACTGATTTGTAATCAGTAGGTCGCTGGTTCAAGTCCGGCTGGAGGCTCAAGGGTATGAATTGAAGACAGTAATAAAACCGACTGCAGTGAATTTAATTCGAGTGTTACCGGACATTCATACCCAATAATGCGGAGGAGGAGTTTAAAGAAACTCACTCATCAACCAGATGAGAGATGGTGGGGCAGAACCACCTCTCCGCTCAATAAGCGAAAGTAGCTCAGTTGGTAGAGCATCACCTTGCCAAGGTGAGGGTCGGGAGTTCGAATCTCCTCTTTCGCTCAAGTAGACCTTCAAAAGGGCCTTTCCGTGTTACACGGCTTGTTAGGCCCGGGTCTACGACTTATAATCGCGGGATGGTAGCAGTTGGTAGCTCGCAAGGCTCATAACCTTGAGGTCGGGGGTTCGAGTCCCTCTCCCGCAACAAGTGATGTCGTTCACTTAAAAAAGGAAAAAACATGGAAACAATTCTTGCATTTGTTTGGGGTATGATTACGGTTGTCTATACATTGATGGCTGTGGTTGTGTTTCAGATGAGAAAATCAGTAAAAGAGTTAGAATCTCAAATTAGGGATACTAACGAAACACTTCAAGATGTCTACAAACAACTTGAAGAAAAGGAAGCTTCGTTGATTAGATATACCGATGAATTAAATCATAATAATGAAAGTAATATGAATGAACTTTATCGTTATATTGATTCACGCTTTGATAAGTTTGAAAACAAAGTAATAAACAAAAAAGAAATTTTAAAAGGATAATTTAATAATTATTAACCGAACGACATCACTAAATTTTGCCCTATCGTCTAATTGGCAGGACATCTGATTTTGGTTCAGCGAATCGAGGTTCAAATCCTTGTGGGGCAACAAATATTAAAGGAGTTATATGAAGAACATATTAAATTGGTTTAAATTTTTATTACCTCAAAAGAAATTCAATCCATCTATCATTGAGGGTTATGGATTAGTTTTTGAACATACTGAATATAAAAAACATAGATTATCTGGCTATACTGAATGGAAGGTAGACCACAGCGTTTTAAAATCCAATAAAGAATACAAATACGGATATTTTGAAATCCAAACCGATGGTGATGTTATTTTATCATCCGATAGAATTTATCCATTAAAAATTTCTTTAAATAATAATGGTTGGTTTTTCTTTTCAACCTTGGAATCTGAATTTAAAAAGATTTGGAAACATACTAACAAAAACAAATCCGTTAAATATGGATTGTTATGGACTCCAAGCCGAATCATCGTTTTTATAAACGACACTATGTTATACGACACATCGGATATTGATGTTGTTAAATATTTTATTGAACCTATGAAGGTAATCACATCCAAAGAATGTGAATATATAAAAATATATCAAAAAAAATGATATTTTGACTAAAAATAATTAAAAGAGGGCTTGTGTAAGTCCTCTTTTTTTATTATCTTTACATCGTAATAATTATTGATATGGGTAAGACATATAAAAGCAAATTAAAATTCAATGGTGATTGGACTCTTGGTGAGGCAGCACACCACATTGGTAAGAAGACCACTACCAAAACACATGATTCAGAGCGAAGTTATACTCGTAAAGACAAATCGTGGAAGCGTGAGATTTAACAATTTCTTAACATTGAACGCTTGTATAGACAAATAATTGTCGTATCTTTGTTCTGTAATCATTAATACCCTATGGCTAAATTAAAATCTTCTTACTCTTCATTCTGGCTTGACAAATCTTTGTTCCTTGATGAGAACACTACCTATGTCACCGATGTAGAACGAAAGTCTTCTGACCTTATGAAGTTGGTATCCTACAAACGTGCGGTATCCAACTTCGTTAACATTGTAACTGGTATGCCGATTAAGGTGACCTTTGATGAACGAGGTTCTGATTCTTACACCGATGGCACCGAGGTAGTTATTTCCGCTAAAATGGATGACACCGAATTTGACCCTACTGTTGGTCTAGCGCTTCACGAGGGTTCTCACATCAAACTTACTGACTTTGAAACTCTTCGTAAGATGACTCGTGATAACTTTCTTCCATCTACTATTGATGTAAACTATCTTCGTGAAAAGATGGGTCTTGAACTTGAATCAAGTGTTTCATCCGAGATTTACACCCAACTAAAAGACCTACTTAATGTGGTTGAAGACCGCCGGATTGATAATTTTATCTTCCGTACCGCGCCGGGCTATCGTGGTTATTACGAGTCAATGTATGATAAATACTTCAACGCCAAGATTATTGACAAAGGTCTTCAATCTTCCGAGTATCGTGATGAGAATTGGGACTCTTACATTTTCCGAATCGTAAACATCACCAACCCAAATCGTGACCTTGACGCTTTGAAGGGTCTTCGTGAGATTTGGAACATCCTTGACCTTAAAAACATTGGTCGTTTAAAAACTACTTGGGACGCTCTTGAGGTTGCAGGTGCTGTGTTTATGGTTTACTTTAAAAATTACATTGAGGCTAAAGAACAAGGTCAAGGTGGTGATAGTAATGAGTCCGAACCAAAGGAACACGAAATGAATGGTTCCGCTGATATGAGTGGTGATACGGATGACCAATCATCAGAAGGTGGTATGTCTTCTAATATGGATATGAGTGGTGAACCGACTGATGGTGGTGATAGTGAATTAGAACAACTCACCCCATCTCAAATTGAACAACTCAAACGGGCTATTGAAAAACAAAAAAAGTTCCAAGAGGGTGAGGTCGCCAAAAAGAAAATTGGTAAGAGTGAAAAGCGCAAGGTTGAAGCTCTTGACCGGGCCGATATTGAGGTTGAGGTCACAGGTAAAGACATTACTCGTAAGTGGAATAGTTCAGCCAATGGTGGAACTCAAACCTATGTGATTCGTAACTTTACCAAAGAGTTGGTTTCTACCAATCAGTTTCCAATCCTTACGGATGCTGAGTATCGGACAAGTAAATATTTAGAAAACATTCAACGAGGTATTCAGTTGGGTATTCTTTTGGGTAAAAAACTTAAAACTCGTAATGAAGAACGCTCTTTGATTACTCCTCGTATGAAGAGTGGTAAATTGAGTGCTCGTATGATTCACGAAATTGGATTTGGTAACTTTGATATCTTTGAAAGAACAATGGTGAACAAATCCAAGCCCGCTGTAATTCACATTACTATTGACGCGAGTGGTTCTATGGGTGGTGATAAATGGAACAACACCCAAGTTGCAGCGGTCGCTATTGCTAAGGCGGCTTCAATGACTCAAAACATTGATGTGGTAATTTCTTACCGAAGCACTATGGGTTATGGTAATGATTATGTTCCATTCATCTTGGTGGCTTATGATAGTCGTAAAGACAAGTTCTCTAAAATTCAGAACTTATTTCACCACATCACCGCAAACGGAACCACGCCCGAAGGTTTGTGTTTTGAGGCTGTGATGAAGGACATTATCGGATACGCTAAAGGTAGTGATGCTTACTTTATCAACTTTTCTGATGGATGTCCGACATTCTCAAACAACGACATCTACTACGAAGGTGAGGATGCTTACAATCACACAGCTGCTCAAGTTAAGAAAATTCGCCAAGCCGGAATCAATGTCCTTTCTTACTTCATCACCGAGGGTTATTATGGGACTGACGCCAGAGCGTTCAAAACAATGTATGGTAATGATGCTCAGTTTATCAATGTAACCGAATTAACTCCGCTTGCTAAATCACTCAACTCAAAGTTTGAGGCAAATTTAACAATTTAATAACATTAGACGCTTGTGTAATCCGAATAATTTCGTATCTTTGTTAAGTAATCAATTAATCACTTTTTTATGAAAAACCAACGCTTTGTTTATGGTTCAATTGTTGAGAAAAACGGAATCCTCCTTTTCTCTGATGTAGATGGTAAGTTTTATAACTTGCCAGAGTTAAATGAAAAGGGAAGTCCCCTTTACAAACGAGCCCGAGCGGCTGCTAACGCCCCCGGCAAATGGGCTTTTAAAGTTCGTGTTGTCGGAACATTGAAAAGTGGTTCTTTAGGATTCACTCGTGTTGGAGTTGAGATGCTCGCAGGGGCTGAACCCGTGACCAACTTTGATAAACCAAATGGTGGTCTTGACTCTTATCTTTACAACTCTAACCCTATCGTTGAACCTATGATAACAAGTGTTCCTGAAGATGTCCTTAACTTTATTCACAATGAGGCTGAGGGTCTAAAACCCAAGATGTTGTTTATGAACTCACTCAAGTGGAAATACTTGGTTCGTAATATCATTCGTGGTAAAAACATTATGATGACTGGTCCTGCTGGTTGTGGTAAGACTATGGCTGCTAAGGCGGCTGCTAATTCGCTTGAAGGTTACAACACCTTTATTATCAACTTGGGTGCTACTCAAGACCCACGAACTACCTTGATTGGTAATACTCAATTTGATACCAAAAAAGGTACGGTGTTTAACTCATCACCTTTTATCAAGGCGATTCAGACTCCCAACACGGTGGTTGTGTTGGATGAGATTACTCGTGCTCATCCAGAGGCTTGGAACATCTTGATGACAGTACTTGACCAAGGTCAACGATACATTCGCTTAGATGAAGCTGCTGACGCTCCTGTGGTTCGTGTTGCTGATGGTGTGTCCTTTATCGCTTCCGCTAACATTGGTAACGAATACACCGCTACACGAATGCTTGACCGGGCTATCCTTGACCGATTTACCATCATTGAGATGGATACCTTGACCAAAGAAGAAGAGACCCAATTGCTTCAGATGATGTATCCTTCGGTTGAGGCTGAGTTGATTGAAAGTGTTGCTGACATTACTTCAATGACTCGTAATGAGGTCAAAAGTGATTCTCCTAAACTTACTAACTCACTATCTACACGGGCTGCTGTGGAGATTGGTTCACTTCTCTATGATGGATTCTCACTTGAAGAGGCTGCTGAAATTACCATCTACCCATTCTTTGAAGAAGCCGGTGGTGCTCAGTCTGAACGAGTCTACATCAAGCAATTCGTTCAAAAGTTCATCAAGACCACATCTACCGAAGACATCTTCAATGTGAATGCTGATATGGAAACTTACGACTACTCTAACCCTTTTTAATTCAATATGGGATACAACAAATTTCAATGGTGGATGAATGGTCAAAAGCGTAAAAAACCTTTGGGTAAAAACGCACCATTATTAGACAAAATTAAAAATGGAGATTTTGACTATTCACCACTATTTGATGCTTCAAAAAAATGTCGGCAAGATTCTGAACTCGCATATGAGTTGGCTTATAAAAACTACATCGGAAACGATGAGCTAAACCGAATCCGTGCGGCTGAAGATAGTGCTCGGATGACACGAGTTCGGGCTTTAAAGCTTCTTGATTCTGCTGACAAGGATGAACACACAAGGTTAGTTGATTTGAAAGTGGCTTTAAAAAATCAATTTAAAGTTGACCTTTGGGACAAAATGATGGAAGAAAAACCTATGTCGTTAGTTGAATTATATAAATGGTATGAAAAACAAGTTTGTAAAGTTAAGTGATAGTGAGGTAGAAAAACTCAACGATGATGAGTTGATGACCTATCTTGATAAACTATCAGAACATCTGATGAAAGGTGCTGCTCCCTTGCCGGGATATTTCCTAAAACGATTTGCGTATATGGACGCTGCCCAACGAGGAGTTGAAGTTACCAGTAAACACCATGATGAATTAAATAAACTATCAATCAAATATCGTAAAGAAGCAAATGAAAAAATTATCCAAAAAATTCAACAAGATGGGGTTTAATAAAATGTATGTTCCAAGTGTTAACATTGTATCCGCTGAGGTTTATGATTATGGTGTTGAATGGGTTGTTCGGAAATACGGAAAAGCTGATGCTTTGATGGGTGACTCTGAATCCATTAATTATATTAACCGACTTATTCAGATGAAGAATGAAAATGAGTTATGATAGTAACGATGATTTTAACGAACTCTATGAGAATGTTAAAAAGTATATGTATGATGAAAACTTTTTTGAGTCGGCTCACATTGAATACGAAGGTCGTTTTTTAGACATTGTAAAGCATCTTCTTATGATAGCTAATGATGATGACTTATTATCAGAATTGTTGCTTAAAGCTATTAAAATATATCGTGACATTGAAATCAATGATGCGATTGAATCCCTTTCCGAAAATGGTCTTATTCGGATGGTTGTAGATGAGAATGGAAAACTTGGATACGAAATAAATTTTAAAGACTAATTATTAAACAACTAACACTAATTTTTTTATTTATGAGTTACTATGTAGTAAAGGTTAAAGTTAACCAAGAAGATGCAAAAGGTCGAATCAAGAAGTTGACTGAACAATATATGGTTCATGCCGTATCGGTGACTGATGCAGAAGCCAAGGTTGTTGCCGATTTTGAGGGTTCCAATTTGGAGTTTGAAGTATCATCGGTAATTGAAACAAAAATCATTAAGGTAATTGAATGAACCCAATGATAGGTGAAAAAGTAATCGCGGAGATAAATGGTGTCCATAAAGTGGGCACCATTGTCTCTAAAACAAAAATAAAACGAGGTAATACCTACGCATTGAAATTAGAAGATGGAAAGCTAATTGATGTATGTTCCATTAACAAAGAATTGTCTCCGTATTGTCACATAAAACGAGGACTTACAAAGTCATTAAATAAAATAGAAAATGATAACTCCGGAGAAAAAGAAGTTTCAAACTCTTAAACGAAAAGTTTTAAAAGCATTTCCAAATGCAAAAACCCATATAACCAAAGATGGATTATATTGCGTATCAGATGGTGAAGGTGGGATTGTGGGTTCTGAACTTTTAATACCATCACAACCAAATGTTATGAAAGCTTGGCATTGGGCGGCTGAATCGGTAAGGATAAGCCAAAATATTGAAAGAACTTCACCGACTCGTATGAGTTTAGATTCATTTGAGAAAAAATTTGAAAGAATTTCTAACAGAAACAAAAGATATTAACTTTAAACAAACTATTTATATTCGTTAACTATAAATTTTTTGTTATGAAAAAATACAACCAACCCCAGCGAAATGGTTCACTAAATCATTCGTATGGTGTTTCTGACTCCGAAGAAGGCAGATTAAATAAGTCGTTCGGAGAAAAATTCTCATCTATTGACTTTGAATTTGATTTGGAAGAATCAGATTACCCCATCAAGAACTCAACTCAAATTGGTGCTCTTGTGGTGGGTGATTACCGAATCTCTTTATCACTTGGTGAAATGGATAGAATTGTTCGCACATTAGAAGATACATTAACCACTGTAAATATGAAGGGAAGGTTGGGTGTGTTTTAGATACTTATAATAAAGGTATGACAATGGAAGATAACTCTTGGGATGAAGCAGAATACAACTTCTTTTCTAGCTTATCAAGCGAAGATAAGTTGTATTACATATATGATGTTATTACAAATGAGTATGTTGAATTTGAAAACACATATACACCATCCATTGAAATTACAATTACCGACACCCACCTTATTATAACCTGCGATGATTCAGAGGTATCAAAAAAGTTTGTATCTTCATTTGTTATGGATGGTATGATATTACATTTCCAAGAGCAAAAAAACAACGTAATCTTTTATAAGATAGTAGGTAATACTGAAAATATGTCAGTTAACTGACAAAGTGTAATATAATACACAATTGGTATGTATTTTGTCCCTTTTATAATACATTAACACTTAAAAGGGTAATAAAATACACTTTAATTTAAAAAACAAAATGAGCAAAATAATTGGAATTGATTTAGGAACTACCAACTCGTGTATTTCCGTAATTGAAGGCGGTGAATCCGTAGTAATTGTAAATGGTGAAGGAGCCAGAACAACACCATCGGTAATTTCCTTTGATAAGGGTGAAGTAAAGATTGGAGCAGCCGCTAAACGAGTTGCAGTAACCAATCCTAAAAATACTTTATATTCAGTAAAGCGTTTTATTGGTAAACGATATTCTGAATTAAACAAAGACCATCTTAATGTTGGATACGAAGTAAAGAAAGGTTCTAACGATACTATTATCATTCATGCAAATGGAAGAGATTATGTTCCACAAGAAATTTCGGCTATGGTTCTTCAAAACATTCGTAAGTCTGCAGAAGCATACCTTGGTGAAAGTGTTCGTAAGGCGGTAATCACAGTTCCTGCGTATTTCAATGATTCTCAAAGGCAGGCTACTAAAGAAGCCGGTGAGATTGCTGGATTAGAAGTATTACGGATTATTAATGAACCAACCGCTGCAGCACTTGCGTATGGTTTAAATAAAAAAGATACTGATATGAAAATAGCAGTATTTGATTTAGGTGGTGGAACCTTTGATGTATCAATCCTTGAATTGGGTGATGGTGTATTTGAAGTTTTATCTACAAATGGTGATACTCAACTTGGTGGTGATAACTTTGATGAAATAATTGTAGAACATATTGTATCTATGATTAAAACTACCAAAGGTGTAGATTTGTCAAGTGACGCAATGGCTATGCAGAGAATCCGTGAGGCTGCTGAAAAAGCTAAAATTGAATTGTCATCTGCAACATCAACTGCAATTAACCTACCATATGTTTCAGTAGGTCAAGACGGTCCTATTCACTTTGAAACGAATATATCTCAATCGGATTTTAATCGTTTAACATCATCACTTGTAGACCGATGTATGAAACCCTGTCAACAAGCCGTTAAGGATGCTGCTGTTTCATTGAGTGATATTGATGAAGTTATTCTTGTAGGTGGTTCTACTCGTATCCCAGCCGTTCAAGAAGCCGTTGAAAAGTTCTTTGGTAAAAAACCAAGTAAGGGTGTAAATCCAGATGAGGTTGTTGCTGTTGGAGCTGCTATTCAAGGTGGTGTTCTTGGTGGTGATGTTAAAGATGTTCTTCTTTTAGATGTGACTCCATTAAGTTTGGGTATTGAAACCCTTGGTGGTGTATTCACCTCCATAATTGATGCTAACACAACAATCCCAGTAAAGAAATCACAAACATTCTCAACGGTATCGGATAATCAACAAGTTTTAGAGGTTCACGTTTTACAAGGTGAACGACCTATGGCTAAAGATAATAGACCATTGGGTAGATTTCATTTGGAAGGTATTCCAATGGCTCCAAGGGGAGTCCCTCAAGTTGAGGTTACGTTTGATATTGACGCAAATGGTATTTTGAGTGTTTCTGCAAAAGATTTGGGAACTAAAAAAGAACAACGAGTCCGAATTGAATCTTCAACAGGATTATCCAAGGATGAAATTCAACGTATGAGGGATGAAGCGGAAACAAATCGTGAAGAGGATTTAAAACGACAAGAAGCGGTTACACTTGTAAATGCTGCTGATGGTTATTTATTCTCCAGCGAAAAACAAATACAAGAATTGAGTGATAAAATTCAATCGGATGAAAAAGAGGAATTGGAAAGTCTTATGAGGGATTTGAAATCCGCAGTTGATAGTAAAGATATAGAGTTAGTTAAAGATAATAAAACAAAATTAGAATCTGCGTGGTCAAAAGTCACAACAAGAATGTATCAGAATCCACCAACCCAAACGGATAGTGGTACACAAGACATAGAGTTTGAAGAAGTTACGAACTCGTAATGATTTAACAATTTCTTAACAAAGGGGGCTTGTATAAGTCCCCTTTTTTTATTATCTTTATGTATAAAGAATAAACTATGACAAATTTAGGTTACTGTTGTATCAATATGACTCTTGGTAAGGATAAGATTACTACCAACCGGTCTATGATTAAAAAAACATTTATCAAGGAGGGTATTAATCGGTCATCTGACCTTGCTGTCCAAAACGCAAAAGACTTGGTAGAGATTATCAAATGGAATCACAAGAATGGGTTTAAACTATTTCGTATGACTTCTGACCTTGTTCCTTGGGCTAGTGAGTTTAGATTACACCAAATGCCGGACTACGAAAAGTTTTCTAATGTCCTCAAAGGTGCAGGTACGCTGGCCAAGACCTACGGACAGCGTATAACATCACATCCCGGTCCATTTAATGTATTGGTCTCTCCCAACGAGAAAGTTGTTAAGAACACGATTAAAGACCTTTCTATACACGGAGAACACTTTGACCTTATGGGATTGGAACGAACCCCATACAACCTTATTAACATCCATTGTAATGGTGTTTATGGTGATAAACAATCTGCTATGGATAGGTTTTGTAAAAACTTTGAATTGTTGCCAGAATCAGTTCAGACACGACTGACTGTTGAGAACGATGACAAGGGAAGTATGTATTCAGTCAAGGACCTTATGTATATTCACACTCGTGTCGGAATCCCAATTGTTTTTGATTATCACCACCACACTTTTAATACTGGCGGTTTGACTGAACAAGAAGCTCTTGAACTTGCAATGTCTACTTGGGGTGATGTTAAACCACTTGTCCATTATTCAGAGTCAAGAACATTAGAAGACCCTACCTCTAAACCACAAGCACACTCTGACTACATCTATTCAGAGATTAACACCTATGGTCATAACCTTGATATTGACATTGAAGCCAAGATGAAAGAGCTGACTGTATTGGATTATATTTCCAAATTTGGTCAACACTCAATGGGGCATAGTATGGGGAAAGCTTAATATAAATTATTATTATTCAAGCACTTTGATATTTATTAACCACAGGGTGCTTAAGCACTTAAGCTTCAAGCGACTTAATAAGTGATTATAAGTATCGCTCCTGGAGTTAATAAAAATAGGTTTTAGGAAAATATGAAAAAATTTTTAAATAGAAAGAACGGATTTATTTTATTGATGATTATCAGCACTTTTGCTCTTGCGGGGTCTGCTGCCTATTATTCAGTATTCGGATTAAGTTCTTTGTTTGCTGGGGCTAGAACCGAGGTTATTATAATGGCTGGGGCTTTGGAATTTTCTAAACTAATTCTTGCATCATACCTACATAACCATTGGAGTAAAGCCGGTTGGATGAAGTGGTATCTAACTTTTGCAGTTGGTATTCTCATGGTAATTACATCCATAGGTATTTATGGATTTTTAACCTCAGCGTATCAGTCTACTGCTGATAAGTTAGGTGTGACTGATAAAATGGTAGAAGTAGTTGAATTGAAAAAGGGAAGATTTCAAGAACAATTAACTTACTATAATGATGAAAAAATAAAATTAAATGAATCTATCAACGGACTTCGTGGTGGGTTGGCTAACAATACTCAATCTCGTGTTGATAGAAATGGTAATGTTATTACAACAACATCATCCTCACAAAGAAACGCTTTGGAATCACAATTAAAAAGTGCGGTAGACCAAAGAGAATCTATCTCAAAAAAAATTGAAGTTTTAACTGATTCTATTACAAAATTAGAATTGAATGTATTGGATTTACAAACTAATAATGAAGTAGCGGCAGAAGTAGGACCACTTCGCTATATGTCTGAAATTACAGGCAAACCTATGAATATAATCGTAAATTGGTTTACCCTTTTGATTGTATTTGTATTTGACCCCTTAGCCATTTCAATGGTTATTGCTTTAAATAAATTAACTAACAAAGAAAATGAAAATGGACACGAACTTTATTCTATCAACCATAGCGGTGATAATAACAATAGCAACGATGGGATTCCTATTAGCGACACCAATAATGAAGAGGTATTACAATCAAACTATTCAAACGGAGAACCAACTGAAACAAACGGAAAGTCGATTGAGTCAGAAGATAACCCAATTGAAGAACAAATTAAAAAAGAAAAAGAAGAAGTAGTATTTGTTCCAACGGATGAAGACGCATTAAAAAACTTATATAGAGAAACACCCGCAAGGTCAAAAATTCACAAATATAGAAAATAAATTTGGATAATTCAATTATTTTTCGTATATTTGTATCAATATAAATTATTAAATCTATGGATGAACTATATACAACAACTTTAGGCAATACCGTTAAAATTGCTTATGAAGAAACAAATAACGATGGAACTGATGTTGACAATCATCGTAAATATTATCGTGAGTTTGACTATGGTATTGACACCGAAAATAATATAATCTTTATTCAAGATGAAATCCAAAGTGGTCTTACCTTTGATATTGTATCCAAAGTAAGATTATTGAAAAAAATTAATGGTAATGTTGACACGGTAAATATTCTATTAAATTCCGGTGGTGGTGATGTTATTGAAACCCTTGCGTTTATTGATTATATGAAATCACAAAAAGACCAAATGAAATTTAACATTATTGTTCGTGGTATGGCTATGTCCGCTGCTGCTCTTCTTTTGGCTAATGGAACCGGAACTCGTGCTGCAAGTAAACACTCCAAGATTATGGTTCACCAATTGTCTACTATTGTAGTTGGTAAATTGAGTGATGTTAAATCAAACGCAAAGTTTAGTGAAGAGTTGGAAACTGAATGTAATCAGTTGATGGCTGAAAGCACTAAAATGGATAAAGACTATTGGCAGAACATTCAAAGTTCCGATTACTTTATGTCGGCTGAAAAAGCTTTGGAATTGGGAATTATTGATGTAATTATTTAAACTATGGTAAATTTTTTCACGGCGGAAGAGCTTGTAGAAAACTACGAAAAATTTCGTAAACTAATCAACCAAACCTTTACAGGCGAAAGGTTGGATGCTCTTAACAAGATGTATGACCATTTTGAAGAGCGTATGATTTATACCCCAGCCTCATCGGTTGAACATTTTCATAATGCTTTTCCAGGAGGATATGTAGACCACGTTCTTCGTGTGACTCGTAATGCTTTGAAGGTATATGATTTGTATACTGAATTGGGTATGGGTATGAATGATTACACCCGTGAAAACCTAATCTTTACAGCGCTTCACCACGACTTGGGTAAGTTGGGAACTCCATCGGAAGACCTATACATTAAGAACGATTCAGAGTGGCATGTAAAAAACCAAGGTAAAATTTACAAATACAATCCTAATATTCATTGGATGTCTTTAAATGATAGAACCTTTTATAATCTAAATTACTTTGGTATTAGATGCACCGAAGAAGAGTGGATTGGTATTAAACTTACGGATGGGTTGTATGATGAAAACAACAAAGAGTATTTTATCAAGTTTGATAAAGACCAAGCAATCAAAACATCAATACCATTTATAATGCATACTGCTGACTTGTTTGCCGCACGATTTGAAAACGAAAGATGGATTAAAGAAATGCAACCACAAAAATCAACTCGTAATATAACTAATGGTAGACCCAAAAAGTCGGACCTTGGAAACGCATTTACAAATGGTGGGTTTGGAACTGTGAATGTATTTGACGCTTTTAAAGATGTAATTGAGGATTAATATGATTTGGATTATTTTAATTTTATTATTAGTTTCATCAGCACTTGGATATGCTGTTTGGAACTTGTTAAAAAAGTATGAAGCTCTTGAAGCTGAATTTGAGGACTTGGGTAGTAATTACGAACAAGCTGAAGTCTTACTTTCGGAAATGGCTGGTCACATTGATAGTGCTATTTCTCGTATGAAAGACATTGATAAACTTGGTTCATTTGAAGCCAATGATGAAACGGGTTATGTGTTCAAAGAACTTTATGAAATTGTAGAACAATTGGAAGTATATTATAATGGCGAGAAAAGCAAAGAGTAAAAGATACTTCACCCAAATTACGGAGATGGCTATTAACGCCTACAACCGAATTGATGACCAACGATTAAAAAATAAAATCTACAATAGATTTATTCACTATCCGTTTGATAAACTTGTAGAGAATGTAATTCACACTTATAAGACATATTATTTTAATATTCCATATGAAGATGTAAAGATGAATGTGGTTGCGTTTCTAAATGAAAAGATTCACAAGTTTAATGGAGATAATGGTAGGGCGTTCTCTTACTTTACGGTAATTGCAAGAAACTATCTATTCAACGAGAACAATCAGAACTATGCACGAATGAAGGCTCATACCGATGTTGATTCTATTGATAATGAGCGTGATGTGGTAAATGAAACTTATATTGCACAAAACTTGGAGTTTCAATCTGACTTTATGGATTTCTTTGGAGATTATATGGATTTTCATATGAAGCGTTTATTTCCAAAAGAAAGAGACCAAAAAATTGCAGACTCTTTGAATGAGTTATTTAAACACCGAGATAATCTTTATTCCTACAACAAAAAGGCATTATACATACTTATTAGAGAACGAACAGGAGTATCAACCCAATATATCACAAAGATTGTTGGTAAATACAAAGTTATTTACACAGAATTATATTCTGACTACAGTAAGGGAACAATAAAAAACTTAAACCATCGTATAGAGGAATTCAATGCATAAAGATGATGAAATCTTTAAGGGTAAAACTTTTTCGGATTTGATGTCTGACATCTATAACAATTCAAAAAAGAAAGACCGACAAATTAAATTGCTAATCGCCCAACTTGAACCTATGGTAAAGAGTGTGGGCGATGCTGCTGCGGTAGTTCCCCTAATCAAAGAGTATTTAGATGTATCCGTTAAAAATGATGATGCCCTAATTAAACTTGCAGCGATTGTTCAACGAATGTTAAAAAATGAATCTGATGGTGAGGGTGGTTTATTACTTTCAGAGGATGAAAAAAAACAACTTATACAAGCTATGGAAGAAGTTGAAAAAGACCTTCCAAAAGATGATGAGGGAGATTTGTGATATTTGGTACGGTAGAAAATATAGTATTAGATGATAAAGACTCTGAAAAGTTATATAAAATTTATGTAGCAACTACCACGGGTCTCACAGGTAATACAATTGAAGCATATCCACTTGATATGACTTCTAAAAAGATTCCTGTTATTGGTGAACAAGTAATGGTGGTATTGGGTTCCAATGCTGATGCAAATTCACAAAAAAGGTCATCAACGAGAAATTATTATATTTCAACGGTTGGTATTCAGTCAAACATAAATCATAACGCATTACCAAAACTTAATAGTAAATCATCCGTAGGGCTTGGTAATATAGATGGTGCTTTTGCTGGTGTTTCAGCCCAATCATCGGTTGATTCTCCACATGATTTTGGAAACGGATTTGTTGAATTAAAAAACCTATCTCAATTACAACCATATCTTGGTGATGTTATTTTTGAAGGTAGATTTGGCCAATCAATTCGTTTTGGATACACTCCACGAAATACAAAAAGAACTAATAGTTTGGTAAGTGGTGCTACGATAGAACCAAGTTGGACATCACCACGACCTGAAGCCCCAATCACAATTATTAGAAATGGTGTTGGGTTTTCTCGTGGATATAACAAGTTTATAGTTGAAGATATAAATCGTGACGACTCATCACTATATCTTACCTCACAACAAAAACTTCAAATTAAAACAAGACCATTTTCAATTGGAGTAGTTCCAAGTGGAATTTATCAAAACCCACAAGCGGTATTAAACTCTGACCGAGTTTTAATTAACTCTAAAAAAGATAGCGTTCTTATTAGTGGTGAAAAAGGAGTTTATGTTTCTACTCCAAGTTGGAAAGCTGATATGGATAAAATGTTTACTCAACTTGCAAATTTAGAAGCACAAGTTACCGCGTTAAATAATGCTTTACTAACCCTTGCAGCTGCTTTAACAGCACTACCATTAACCACGGCTCTTGGAGCAACATTGACAAGTCAACTAACTCCAATAACAGGTAAATTACTTAAAATAAAGACCGAACTACAATTGATGAAAAACTGATATTTATTACTATGGATACAAATAAACTATTTAAAGCAATTCAAATCATTGTCCAAGAGGAAGTGAAGAAGGAAGTGGCTAAGCGTGAAAAAGCCATCCGTGAATCTATTTTAAAAGAAATTAAATCAAAACCAATTCAAAAACAAATTCCAAAGGTTGAAGCTGACCCATTAGAGGTAAGTCACATTTTTGAATCTCAAACACCAAAGAAAAAATCTGGTCCAAAGTTTGAGGGTAAGTTTGCATCTCTACTTAATGAAACCGCTGATGGTGGTGATTGGAGAAGTATTAACTCTACCGGTGGTGCTTTTAATTCAAATCAAGCAATGGCTTGGGGTGCTATGAACCAAACCCCGGATGTTTTACAAACCGCGGAGGGTAGAGCTATTCCGATTGAACAATTACAACAAACTGAAGCCGGTCAAGCGGTGGTAAACGCATTAACACGAGATTACTCCGGATTAATGAAGGCGATTAACGCCAAGAAAGGTAAGTAATGGCTGTTCGTAAGGAATGGAAAATAAATCCAATTGATTTAAAAAAGAATGTTGCCGTTGGTGTTAAATTACCATTCGGTGGAGCAGGCGTTTTCCAATTATCTTACACAACCGAAGAACAAGCCATTTCTAATCTAAAAAATTTAGTCCTAACTCGTAAAGGTGAACGACCTTTCCAACCTCTATTTGGAACGGATGTATACTCACTTTTATTTGAGCAAATAGGTGGTTTTATTGAAGACAATTTAAAAGCGTCTATATCCGAGGATATTGGTTTCTGGTTGCCGTATATTTTATTAAGTGATGTTATTGTAGACGCTCAGCCGGATTCCAATAGAGTTAATATATCACTTAATTTTAGAGTAACTGAAAGTGGCGCAAATCAAACTATAATTATCTATGTAGACCAACAAGGTGGTCTAACTATTGCTTAAGGAATATAAATGACTGATAAGGTAAATAAAGAAGTAAGTTTAATTGGTAGAGATTTTGGAGATTTCCGTAAGAATCTTATTGACTTTGCTAAAAACTACTTTCCCGAAACTTACAATGACTTTAATGAGTCATCTCCTGGAATGATGTTTATTGAAATGGCATCATATGTGGGTGATGTTCTTTCTTACTATACTGATGTTCAGTTAAGAGAATCAATTCTTGAACAAGCACAAGAAAAGGGTAATGTATTCCTTATTTCTCAAGCTATGGGATACAAACCAAAGTTGAATGTTCCTGCGACCACAATTTTAACAATCTACCAAATCATTCCCTCAAAAGGTAGTGGTGATAATGTTACTCCTGATTTTGATTACGCTTTGAAAGTCAAAGAAGGTATGAAAGTCAATTCGGCTACCAATAACGAAATTCAGTTTTCCACAACTCAAAAAGTAGATTTTGCATTTTCATCATCGTTTGACCCAACGGAAGTTACGGTTTATCAAACAAATGATACTACAACTGAACCAACATATTACTTGTTAAAAAAATATGTTAAAGCCGTTAGTGGTCAAGAAGCAACACAAGAATTTGTTTTTGATTCTCCAAAAATTTACGACAAGATTCGTATTGATGAAGAAAACTTAATTGATGTTGTAAAGATTGTAGATGATAATGGTGATACTTGGTCCAAGGTTCCATATCTGGCTCAAGATACTATTTTTGAACAAGTTCCAAATACATCCGCATACTCTTTAAACTATAACTTGTATGCTGGCGAAACTCCATATCTTTTAAGATTAAAAAGAGTTCCAAAAAGATATATTACCCGAATTGAAGAGGACAACTCAATTACAATTCAGTTTGGTGCTGGTATATCATCAAATGCTGATGAAGAAATCTTACCAAATCCAGATAATGTGGGTTCTGCACTTTATCCTGCAAGTGGTGACCTTGACCAAGGTATTGACCCATCAAACTTTATGTATTCAAAAACATATGGTGTCGCTCCATCCAATTCAACTTTAACCGTAACATATCGCACTGGTAATGGTGTATTAGATAATGTTCCATCAAGAGACTTAACTGAAATTGATACAGTCATATTTGAAAACCAAAATCAATCAGCGTTAAACGAAGATAAATTTAGAGTAGTTCAAAATTCAGTTGCAGTGACTAACGAAGCTGCTGCTGGTGGTGCTAAATTTGAAGAAGACATTGAACAAGTTCGCCAAAACGCAATGGCTTACTTTGCAGCTCAAAATAGAGCGGTCACCAAGGAAGATTATGTTTTAAGAGCATACGCTTTACCACCACAATTTGGTTCAGTAGCAAAAGCGTTTCTTGCACCTGATTGGCAAGTTCAAACTTTACTTGATGATGGTCCAAACCCAATTGCAAATCCATTAGCATTAAACCTTTATGTTTTGGGTTATGATAATGAAAAAAAATTAAAGAGTTTAAATGCAGCTACCAAGGAAAACTTAAAGAACTACTTGTCATACTATCGTATGTTGACTGATGCTGTAAATATTAAAAATGGATATGTTGTAAATATTGGTATTGATTTTGAAGTGATTGTTCTTCCAAATTATAATTCTAATGAAGTTCTTTTAAGATGTATTAACGCACTAAAAGATTACTTTAATATTGATAAAAGACAAATCAACCAACCAATTATGTTATCAGAACTCTATATTCTATTGGATAGAATTGATGGAGTTCAGACTGTTGTAAGACCTGATAGAGATGGTGTGGGTGGCTTACAGGTTGTAAACAAGTGGGGTGGTGTATACTCCGAAAACAAATACGACATTGTAAACGCAACAAAACAAGGAGTTGTATATCCACCAAAAGACCCATCAATTTTTGAAATTAAATACCCTGACCTTGATATCAAAGGTAAGGTAGTCCCAATGACATATTAAGAGGTAGAAAATGATTTATAGAATTTATCCAAAAAAAGACGCCACAATTTATGAGGATACTGCTCGTAAAAATCAAAATACTGGCAAGGATGAGATTCTTGAGGTTGGTAAGTTTTACGACCCCACTAACCCATCTACCTTAATTGGTAATAGTAGAATCTTAATTGAGTTTGACCTTGATACTATTTCAAGTTTAATTTCAAGTAATGATATTAGTGGTAGCATTAAATACTACCTAAATTTGGAATCTACCGAAGAAGCTGAAATCGCATCAAATTACGATTTGTATGTTTATCCTGTAAAAGAACAATGGTTAGAAGGTATTGGTAAAGAGTCAGATACTCCACACAATGAAGTTGATGTATCTTGGGTGTATCGTGCTAGTGGTTCAATTTGGGATGTTGAAAACGAAACTGTAAACAAACCAACAAATCCCGAAACGATTTCAAACCTATTGTCAGCATATACCTTTGTGGCATCGGTTGGTTCTTTTACATTAGATACATCACAAAGTATTCTTGGAACCGATGGAACAGCTCCATCCATATCCGTAGAAAATGGTAGAATGAAACTTTCGTGCGCTAACTTTGGTGGTGGAACCACATTATTAAGTGCTTCGTTGTTGGGTGGTCAAGAATATAATATTACATTTGAAGTTGACCCAAATACACTAACTGGTATTGATTTTAGAGTTGCATATAATAGTGTGTATTTAACAAATCTATCAAACTATACACAATCAATTTCAGCAGCATCAACCCAATCCGTTAAATTTACACCAAATCAGTCTGGTGTATACGAAGTATCTTTAACATTTTTTGATAGAAATGGTTCAAATGGTTCTGATGGATTTATAGATAATTTTTACATCTATGGTACTCCTCCTGCTGGAACTCTATTATGGGACACATACGCTATACCAAGTACAACTACTGTTTATTTTTTAAATAATACTATAACAGGTTCTGCTGGTGAATTACCAAGTATATTTGTAAGTGCATCAAAACTTTTCTTAACAGCATCTAATTTTGGTGGTGCTGCTGTAAATAGAAATTTTGATTTATATTCGGGCGTTACATACACCTCAAGTTTTTATTTTGATACGGGCTCCGGTCTTAACAATTTAAAATATCAAGTTATTGAACCCGACGGTAGAGAAGAAACATTTCAACTATTAACTCAATCAGGTCCATATACACAAAGTTTTGTTGCAGACCAAAATGGTGAATACTCATTTAGATGGTCTTACTACGCAAGTGGTTCGGGCCAAGGAAATGCTTTCATCCAAAACTTTAAATTACAAACCGACGCTGCATTATATCCAACATCATCGTTGGTATTAGATAATGAATACGAAGCCAGAGGAGCTGTAAACTCTGGCGGTGGAACTTGGTATACTTCATCATTCCTAACAGGCAATCACTACTACCAATCATTTGACAAGTATATTCAAAACTTAAATGTTGAGGTGACTGATTACATCAATGACTTTTTAGAAGGTCATCGTGAGAATTATGGTTTCATTGTTTTAAAATCAAAAGAGGATGAATCATCTACTCGTAAGTTTGGAACGGCTAAATTCTTTTCATCAGATACCCATACCATCTATGTTCCGACTCTTGAAGTTCGTTGGAACAATACTACATTTACAACGGGCTCTTTATCACCACAAACTAATTCTGATTTGATTGTTTATGTAAAAGATTTCCAATCAGAATATAAAGAAAATTCTAAAAGTAAAATTAGAGTATATGGTCGTGAAAGATTTCCAGCAAGAACCTTTGCTAACGCATCACCAATTAAAAGTGTTAAGTATCTTCCAACTACCGCATATTACTCGGTAGTTGACGCTGAAACAAATAAGACATTTATTCCGTTTGATGATACATATACAAAGTTAAGTTGTGATTCTACATCAAATTACTTTAACTTTTGGTTTAATGGGTTACAACCTGAAAGATACTACAAGTTTGTATTTAAGGTTGTAGATTCTACAAACGGAACTACAAAATTCTATGATGATAATTTCTTTTTCAAAGTGGTAAGATAATATGGCGGAAAGACAAATAAAAAGAAATAGTAGAGGTCAGATTGTATCATATGAAATTGCTGCAATTAATGACCCAACTGTTGCTACGCCAGAATATGGTAAGTTTTTATTACAAGGTCCAAACGAAGAAGGAACTGTTATTGAAAAATATAGTTCTGGTTCATTCAACGAGGAAATCAATACTGATATTACTTTGGAATTGGTTACATCCGATACGATTATAGATACTCAAATTGTATTGAATGAAATCATAACTACACAAGACCAAAGAGCTACTAACGATGGTGGTACTGTTATTGGTTCAATAGATACAGCACCATTTGGGGAAGTTGGTCTTTATATTAACGAGTATAGAGTATTTACAAGAACTGATGGGGCTACCGTACCTTATTCGTGGACTGGAACATTCTGGCAAGAATTATAAGGATAAAGTAAATGTCATTAGATAGATTTGAAAATAAAGATGAAGTTGTCGGTGTAACTCCCGTCTTTGGCAAAACTATGTTTGCTGATGAAGAACCTCGTATTGAGAAGTTCAACGACCAAATTACGCAAACCGATATTGATGGAACATACTCTGGCGCAGCACTAACCAATGCGTCTGAAATTCACATTTATGGTGAAGACAATTTACTTGCATCACTATATGGTCAACCAATTCGTTCTATTCTTACAAATGGTAAACCAGCGGTTTATGTAGTTCCTGAATTAGATTTAAGACAAGGTGGAATTAACGAAGGTAATTATTCAGTATTATATAACTTTCATCATAATGTTGTTTCAAACTTAAAGGTTAATGCTATTTCAGCGGATAGAACGGAAGTTCGTTTAGTATCAAAAACAAATACACCAAATGCCTTTCAACCACTAAACGCAATAAATCAATCTCTTGGTTCAAATTCATTTAATGCGTTTTTACGAAAAAAAGATTTTGTTCTTAATTTTAGTGATAATGAAATTTACGATGTAACTAATTTACTTTTTGATGGTCCTCGTATTGGTGAAATAACCGAAACCTTAAACTATCCTACGGGAATAGTTCAGTCAACTCCAACTGTATTTGTTCCATTAGATGATGTCATTGCTGGTGGTATTGGTATTTGGAGAACTTTCATTGAAGTTTTTAACCCAGCAATTAATCAAACTACTCCTGTATTGGGAACTCCAACGGGTAGGTTTAGAAAATACGAATTACAACAAAATACAAACGGAACTTTAAAGTGGAATCCTGGTCAAAATACATTTGTATTTCCTGACATTCCAAGTGATGTTCCTTTAGAAATTTCAGAGTTTCTTTCGGATACAACTCTTGTTGATAAAAGGTATCAAGTTGAGGTAGGGAAATTAAACTTAAATTACAAGCGGTATAACAATACACTATCAGAATTAAATGTAGTAATTGTTAAATTATTAAAACCACTTGAACCTTCAATTGAGGTTGGTGATAATTTAAGTGTTGATGCTAGAATACTAAAAACTTGGGTAGATAAGGTAATAGCATTTCCAGCAATTCAATCACAAGACAAAGATGATTTTTCAACACCAAACTTTGCTATTGAAATGGAATCGTATGGTAAGTCTGATGGAACTGATTTCAAAACTTGGAATGATTTATTGGATGCAAATTTATCTACATCTCAACAAATTATTGACTACTATTTTAGTGGTTCTCTTGGAAAGATAAAGTTAAA